TGCACCTTTGATCTTCTGGATTTTTTTCACAAAACCAATTCCAGAATTGTGCATCGGGAATCACCTTGTACTTAACTCCCTGATAATAAATGAAGTCGGAACTCTCTGCTGCTGTATATCCTAAAGGTGTAGTCATTAAGATACCAACTAAAAGAATAGACAGCCAGGTATTAACATTCCTCACTGAGCACCTCCTCCTTCCCTTTGTAAGCCTTTATTTAATTGCCTCCTTCTATCTTCTTTTTCAAACTCCTACCTCTCTTTATTATCGCCGCCGCCTCAAAATTCTCTTCTTTGATTTGGCTTCGGATTCTTTTTCCTCTTCTACAGGTGGTGCGCTTGCTTCGGCATTTGTATCGGCAAGATCGGAGCAAGGATCGTAGTGCGTACATTTCGCACACTCAGGCAGTTTTTCAATATCTGCACCTGGAGTCCCACCACCAGGACACTCAAAAGGAGCATCACTTGCGGTTTCATCAGGAGAATCTTTGGGTTGAGTTTTAGGTTGTGTCTTAGGTTCCTCCTGAGTTTTAGTCTCATCTTTTGGTGTTTCAGGCAGTTGCTCCTGTTCCGTTTCAGCATGTTTTGCTTGCTGCGCTCCCTGAAAGGCTGTCTCCATCGTTTCATAATCAGGTTTCATAATGATACATGTATCAAGGGAGAAAGATTGATCAAGAATTTCATCTGGAATTGGTTCATCTCTGGCGATGAAACGATGACCAACATAGTCAACACTATCCCTTTCCTTCCCTGAGTCATCCATAAACGTCCCCGACTTCTTGATTGAGAAAGCAATTTGTTGACCGATATCATAATCGGAGAAAGGAATGGGCGCACCACCTTTTGGACTCTTGGCAATCTCATCAATGTGTTTTTCAAAATTCCACCAAGCAACTTCCCAGATTTGAATCCCCTTCTCCTCTTCTTCTGTCGTATCATGTACCCAGACAAGGTAGAAGGTTCTGCGTTTTGGTGAAAGTTTTGCGAACTCTTTTTTGGGCAAGTGTTTACCTGCCATGTACGTGCAGATCGGATCGGGCATGTTCCACATTCTCTGCAAACAAACGAACTGGGAGTAGGAGGCGCCGATTTGCTGATGTATCCACGTGTCGATGTTGTAGGCCATCTGTCCCTCATTCGTTCTGGGATGCTGTGGACCACATATGAACGGGATACAATCGATCAGATGATCTCCGAAGCTGGGCTTCCAAAACCCAACACCCGCTGGTATGTTTTCCTTAATATAAATGGAACCATATTCAGGAAAGTCTTCACCACGATCAATACTCTCCTGAACCCTCTTCTGTAAATCTTCCTTCATCTTTTGTGTTTGTTGTCGAAAACCCATTAGGTAGTCCTCCTTTTTAGTTTTAGTTTTTTCGCTCTTGGATTATTATCAAGTACTTTTTCATGTTGGTCTTTTCGCATGTCGGTTAACATTTCACGTGCCTCTGTACCGATAGCGTTTGAATCTGCATAATAATTAGATAAGAACAATTTGACGAGATTGTCAAGCGATTCTTTTCGGTGTTGAAATGCCCACTTAGCTCCTTCTAACACGTTAGATTCATAGGTAGCTTCAATGACTAAAAAGTTGGCTTCTTGGTAGTCTTCATGGGCATTTATCCATGTAGTAATTGCAAGGTCGGTAGGCTTCTTATCAAACCCTAAGATGTCCCAACTCTGCCTCACCTGCCGATCTAATTTCGCTTTTACTACAGCAAGATTTTCCTTCGCCCGATCACGATCACGAATAGAATCAGCCCAAGCCTTTGACCACTTACCATAAAGATCAGGTTGCTCAACTAAACATATCTCCAAAGCATCCTTATCAATCGCCAAATCTTCTTTATAATTTAGATCATCTGTAGGCATTTCTTTCCTCCTTTTAGAATGGAATATCATCTCCCTGATCTGCTTGACAAGCAAGCGCACAAGCAAGCACCAAACCTAAACGTCCTGTGTACATGAAGGAGTCGGTGAACATTGAGGCGATTTGAAGAAGACCAGGAGACATAGGTTTACCAAGTATCACTTTCATTAAGTAGGTACTAATAGCGTACCTTATTTGTTCAACATCACCATTTATTTTTGGTAACATTACTCTCAATTGATCCCACTTATTTGCACCTGTTAAATTAATATCTGTCAACACCTTGCACAATTCAATGACTGAGTTTTCGTTGACCACAAGGTTCTCAATCGCTTCCTCCATCTTGTCAAAGTCTCCCATATCTAAGATAGAATCTAAGATTGATAAAGCTTGCCCAGCTGAACCCCAACAACTCTTCGCTATCTTTGAGAGAACATCATTTGGGAATGATTTTACGTCCTCTTCCTCAAGCTCTGATTCAAGTATTTCTTTAAGGAGGCTGATGATCTCCCCTCTCCGAAGCGCCTTCATTTCAGCTTCAAAGCATCGGCGGCGAACTGCTTTAAGCGTATTAGGTTTAATCTTCTCAGGTTCAGAAGTACATAGGACAAAGATCACATGGGATGGTGGATTTTCAAGCATTTTCAACATTGCTTCCATCGCTGCTCCTGTTACCTGATGACACTCATCAAGGAGATAAAGCTTTTTGTCTCCTTTCATTGGGGCGGTGGCGAGTGAGGCATTTATATCACGAATTGTATCAATGCCCCTTGTGTTTGCTGAATTATACTCATAGAAATCGAAGTCGGAGATGGAAAGAAACTCTTTGATCACGTAAGCAAGGGTAGTCTTTCCAGTACCTGGTCCTCCTGTGAAGAAATAGCTTCCAGGAATATCCTTCTCCCTCCCGAGTACTGATTTAAGGCTTTCTAAAGCAGCCTCATTCCCAACCATTTCTTCAAACGACATAGGGCGATAAGCGACATTAAGTGGCATTTCTCTCCTCCCTTTCCATTATTGGCCCGATGTGTTCGAACCTTATTTTGTTGGTTGCAATTCTATTATATAAATCACCAACAGTTATGTCTTTTATCTTACTGTATTCAAATTGTGCTGGATCTCCTCCTGCTTTTCTCACAGAATCGGTAAGGGATTCCTGTAAATCTATAAATGCCTCTCCTGTTCTTTTTGCTAATGTATCATTCATATTCGCCTTCCTCCTTAGTCTGTCAGAATATTTTTTAATTAATTCATCATTATAAGGCACGATGTTATGTCCTATTTGTATGTTTAAATCATATGTTTTCATATTTTCTACCTAGGTGAATCAAATGAAACTTGAAAATAACTTGGTGCAAAAAACTCCTTATGCAATAGAAATAAGTCTACTTCCTTCCAATCACTCCCTTTGTAAGCGGTTAGATTATACATGTTATGGTATATAATATTTCGTATATGGCTACCTCTATTTATTGAGTACGCCTCCTCAGGCCCTTCTTCATACAAGATGCCTTTGATTCCTTGCTTCCGTAATTCACGAATCAGTTTGAAGGCTCTCGTTTCACCCTCCCACATCGGAGTAGACCATCTTCCGAACTTCCCCCTTATAAATGTGTAAACAGCTTTACCCATTGTATTCCTCCATTTCTGCCCAATTACCATCGATACCTGATACTTCATGTTCAATTGATAGTGGGACAATGATCCATTTAAATCGATCTCTTATCTCTTCTGTACCATAATAGTTTATTGTTTCGATGATTTGTGGTAACTCCTCTTCCGTATAATCATGGATCATATCATCATGTATTTGACCTACGAGAAAAGATTCCCACCCCTCATCAATCGCATGGTTGTTGACTTTCATTAACGACCACAGCAGCATGTGAAATGCGGTGCCTTGAGTTTGATAGTTGGTACATTCATTTTGCGTCATGTATCCCTGATATTTGAAACCGAGATAGGAAGTGATAAACCCATTCTTTCTATACTCTTTATTGATATCCTCTTTCCACTTCGCATATACTTTAAATCGACTACCCCAGAACTTCTTCTCTACTTTTTTACAGTGTTCGGTGAAGGCTTGAACGTTTTGTATTCCTTTCCTTGCAAGGTGCTTTTCAAGTGTATCCCCAGCATCAGTTTCAAGATCGAGATAGTTGTCCCAAAGGTCAGGGGCACAAGTACCATAATAGGAACCATAGAATTGTGGGAATACCCAACCATTCTTTCCACTATACCTGATCTTCTTCGTGACTTCTTTCTTTGGTAGCATCCAGATGTCACTCGCCGCGTCCCTATGCATGTCAGTTGAAGGGTCAGAAATGTATTTAATCAATTGAGGATCTTTATTGTAGCAAGCACTAATACCTACTTCAATCCCAGAGAAGTCAGAAGAAAGTAAACCTCTCCCTGGTCTTGGCTTTATCCCCTTGCGACAAGTCTTCTTTGAGAAGTCATCTCGTTTTGGTATGTTCTGAAAATTAGGATCGTAACTGCTACCTCTATAAGAGATAGGGATATTTAAACCATAAGATGGGTGCATCATACCATCATATGAAAAGCGTTTGAATTGGGATAAGTAGGTGCCCTTAACTTTAATCATCTTTCGAAGCCTGAGGAGGTCTTTGACAAAATAGAGATCAATTCGGTTTAGGGCTTTTTCATCTACAGAGGGGTTGCCCTTAGCGGTAAGAATCTTTGGGTAGTTTAGGATATCATAAATTAGTATTCCTAAATCCTTTGGTGATTCAAGATCAATATCTTTCCCTGTAACTTCTTTGAATTTTGCAGCATCCTTTCCACCTAATAATGTTTTAAACAGATCGACAATTATTCTATCAATGATACCTGTGCCTTCTTTATTCGCCTGTTCATTATAATATTCTTCATCTGTACAGATACCAGACCTTTGAATATCTCCAAGAACAAGAGTCCCTTGATGAAAGAAGTCATATGGGTAGGTTAGATCCTCCTTTTCAATTTGTTCCTTTTGTGGTTCGTACAACATACGTCCAAATAGTGCATCAAGACCTCCGTAGTGTAGCAGGTCTTCAAGAGGACAGTCATCCATTTTATTGAATGGGAACCCTTTGATGTATTTCCCTACTGGACCATCGTATGGGTAGTATCCAAAGTTCACATAGGTTTGAAATTTTAGTCCAGTAAACTTTGACCTATTGTCAATTATATGTGCTGCAATCATTGAATCCCAATGCCAATTCTCTACTGATACACCTAACATCTCACTCGTCCACACATCTTCAAACTGTATGTTATGAGCGTGTTTCGTTATGTCT